GTATCCCGGTAGGAACCCGATCCAGGGGGGGAGTGTGGGGTTTTCAATGGTTTTCCTTCCTTTCGCAGGCTCTCAATTCAGGTCTGAAAGCGTGAACCTAGATTCCCTTAACATATTTGTCTACACCAGCGTTCTCTGCTCGTTTGGTGAAAACTATTTTAGAACCAAAATCTTTCCATAGCTGTCCTTTGTATTTTGGAACGTTAAGTGGTGTGTAGTTGTCCATACCCTTGTGGACATAGAAAGCATCGAAATGCCCCCAAACGTCTGCACAATATTTATCTAAATCGGGACAATAAATCTCTTCTTCCAAAGTGTTAATATTGTCGTAAAACTTTTCGATAAGGATCTGGTCATCAATGGAAATTCCGAACTTGGTTTGTACTAGAAGGCGAGTGTTTTGAGGGATTTTCATTTTCAAATCTTCAATCTTATTCGTCTTGCAATACTCTAGCGCTTCTAACAACTGTTCTCTTTCCCACATGTTAATGGATCTGTCCTTTAATAAGTACCTTCGCAGGTCGATGTGTTTTGATAATCTCAACGCACAATGAGCCAGACTCTGCACTATAGGACAACCCTTGTACTGATAAGCGAAACTCAAAGCTTTAGCACGAAACAGTTCGAGTTTTCTGATTCTGTTCATGCCAACATGATAGCTCTTTGACCAACCGAATGTCAAGCATACCTCAAGAGGATCTGTGACATTGATCAAATCTGTTTTGTCAAAAACTATACCACAAAAACTTGCCGTTTCAAGCTGGTGGTGTTCTTCAAGCTTTATAGTCAAGCCCATCTTTTCAAAAGTTTTCTGTTCTGGAACTTTTGGTGAACATACAAAAAGTCCGTCATCACCTTCAACGACGCCCGTGCAAGTAATCTTTTCTTTGCTACACGCAAACAAGAAAAACATTAGATTACTAAAGCCATTGCCCAATGACGTGCACATCTCTCCTGACATTCTAGTAGCCTCTAGTGTCACGTTGAAGTGTTTAAACATACAATAATTTGTTCCAGTCATCCTTCTTTTGATTTCAAGGATACGTTTTCTTCCCTCTGGGTGATCACTCAATATCCACTCATAGAGCACGAACTCTACATGCAACATCAACAACTTCACAAAATGACTCTCGAATGAAGTGTAGTCTGTCGCAGCATATTTCGCGCCAGGAGTATACAACTTTTCCATTATATATCCTGGCCTATCTACTACTGGTATTGGTTTGATCATTTCTGGGAAATAATCTTTAGAAATAATTTCACATATTTTGATTGGTGGGCCCTCATAAGCCTTAGCCGCATCTCCCCTGGGGAAAATGTTTCTAACGCTTTTAGGTTCTAAATAAAATTCATCCTTGGCAAAACATTTCAATCTCCAGTCTCGGTCGGTTGGTTTTCCATCGCAACGCTCCCAAGCTTGTCTGAGTTCATCTTTTCTCCAATCTGGATATTTTGTCTCGGATAACCACCATTCCTGAGACAAGTCAAATGAAGGATCTAATTTTCGAACTTTCCTTCTTTTCAACTCGCCTAAAACGAAATTACCCAACTCCATGATATAAGTAAGGTCAGCAGTTGGAGGTAACATACTAACCCTGTTGAAGACACCGTAAGCAGTGCCAATGGGATCCCACAAGTCAGGTTTCAATGGAGCTCTCTCTCTCAATGTTAACCAGAGAGCCTCTGAGACGTCACGGCGTTCCGAAGGATCGTTCAAAGTGTTGAAAACCACCTTGACATCCCTCTTACATTTCTTATTCTTAATGTTATACTCGTGATGTCTATAACCTTTCATGCGTTTGATCATTTGCTTACTACTGTCTAAAAACCCGGAATTACCGGACGAACCACCTTGAGGTAGTTCCAATGCCAACATTTAGCAACCCATTGTGTATTTGGATAGAGCATTGTCATAAGGTGCGAATATCTATCGAAATTGATAGAATTCATTCGAGTGGCTTGATGGCACATCTTTTTAACAATCTCTTCATGGTCAGCTAAAATGTTAGAATTGCTGGGTCCAGCAATTTGAGTCAAAAGTTCAAAACTAATCAAATATTTTCTATTTCCTTCATCGTCTACTGTGAAGAATTTGTCCAACAACATTGCAAAATTTACTACTTGATTGCACTTGACCAACTTCAAATTGTTGTGCTTGATGTTCATCAAGCTCAAATCATCGGTTCTCAAGTCTCTTTTAATGCATGCGTTGGAAGGACGTTTGAAGGTTATGGTAAAATTTCTCGGTAAGCAAGTGTATAATTTGTACAGGCCAAAACAGAGAACAGCATAGAAACCGACTCTGGCCAAAGCGTAAACATTGATTGGAATACCTTTCCAAACTGCTTTAACACAGGACAGTTGCCTATCTAGCTCAGGATCTGTTTCCCATACCCAAGATATGAAATTAAACCATCTGGTAGGGATGAAGCCCAGTACCTTAGGGTCCACGAGATCATCCACTTTTTCAATTAATTCTGTTGACTTTTCAACACCAATTTCTGTATAAGTTTTAGGCTTAATGTAAACTGGTACTAAGGTGTCTCTCTCAAATATTTTGTTAATGAAAACGAACGGCGTTTTCACCCAATTCCAGACATGTCTTGCAACGCCTGTAGCAACGAATTGCCTAGCCCAATATTTCAATCTAGATCCGAAATATTCCACAGGATTAGACATAATTGGCATAGGTAAATATTTTGTTGAAGGACTCCAATTAAAACTAAGACAACTGAGCAATGCTCCACCACCAGTCATAAATTTCTTCATGCTAAAGTTTGTGATAGGAACAAACAGTTTTCCGGGAACTTCCCAATCATCATAGTTTTCTACCAGATCGAACTCTTCTGCTTTTTCACGAGAATATTCCTTCTTGAAATACTCTCTATCGACTTCAATCTCTTCTTCTCTAAAACTCACGGTTTTAAGATACTCGGCCTTGACTTCATCGTAATGCTTCTTGATTTCAAACTCTTCAATATGTTTCCTCATCTTTTCATTCTTTTCGGAAATCAAAGCCTGTTGATAGAGTTTTAACTCATGAGCTTCATCAATGCGCTTTTTCTTATCAGTTAAAGTTTCTGAAGCGTTCTTTTCTGGGACCTCCTCTTTTATAAGTTCGGGTTTTTGAACTTCCTTTTTAACGTAAAGGATACGTCCACGGGACTGGCGAGGTCTTTCTGACTTGGGCTGGGTGTCAGTATTGCTTGTGGGGGCAGTAACAAGTGTTGCATCATCATCTATATCGTTATCTTTCTTTATCTTTGCAATTATTTGATCAGGGGTTTGTTGTGATAGATTACTATCATTGTTGATTTTAAAGGTACTCATGATTTTGTTACAGCTACTTAACGCGTTATGCCTACGTTCTAGTCTCACCTTGAGCACGGGCCCTGTGACTAGAATTAAGAGAACAGGTCCTCTCCCAGCGAGGATTGTCTGTCACTGTTTTCGGTGAATGCTACTTTTTCTCACCTATTTGCCTCAATGCGTGGCAACTTACATGGGTAAAGATCTGAAACCTCAGCTTTTGCCCTAGACTGTCTCTCCTATTAACCACAGAAGACAGTAGTCATTAACCCAGACCCTCGGTACACGTAGGGGAGAAAAT